CAATTGGATCGTTTTACCACCGAGCAATCGATCGAGATCTTCGGGTTTCGACGAGTCCCCGCAGAGTAACCGGTGGTTACCTAAGATCCAAAGATCGCCAGGCTTGGTCACCGCTTCGTCGGGCGGTGCCGGCACATCGTCTGGATCGGTAAGCCCCTCTTCGACATCGGTCTTGAGAAGCTTCAGAAGTTCATCCTCGTCGAAGCCCAGCAGCGACAAATCAAAACCGTGGGTTTGCAAGTCGCCGAGTTCGATAGGGAGCAGATCATAGTTCCAATCGGCAATCTCGGCCGTCTTGTTGTCCGCGATCCGGTACGCCTTGATTTGCTCTGGGGTGAGATCTTTGGCAACGTGGACGGGAAGTTTTTCAAGCCCAAGCTTCTGAGCCGCTTTAAAGCGAGTGTGACCGCAGATGATTACTCCTTCATGGTCGACAACGATGGCTTGGCGAACGCCAAACTCACGGATCGAAGCAGCTACAGCGTCAACAGCGTCATCGTTGATACGGGGATTGTTCGGGTAAGGACGAATACGATCGAGCGTCCACATTTCAATCTGCAAAGCAGTGGTGGTCATAGTGCAATCCTTTGGCTAGGAAGTTGGAATAGGACAAAACAAACAAACTGTGTCTAATCGCGCGGCTGTTCCCGCCGCCCAATAACGACTCAAATTTCCTGGGAGGACCCATTCGCAGGGGGCCGCGATTTCGTCGCAACTTGCGACTGAGTGCCACTTTGGCAGACGCACCGTGGGGCCACCGTTGGACCACTGACGCGAACGCCGGTCAGCTGGGCGTTGCATTCGAGCGCGGTGCGACGGTTGCGACACGCGCAAACGTTGGCGACCGTAGAGCGTGAGCAGCTTCGAAATGGGGCTGCACCAGCTGACGGATGCCCTCCGGAGGGCATCGGATAGAACTTGAAAGTTCGCGACCTGCTCGGGCCACCGAACCAGACTCGAACCATGGGCTGCAGAAGGCTGATGAAACGGTCGAGTGCGCAGGGTTGCGGAGGGTATTTTGGTTGATTTCCATGCGCGTGCGCGCATGGAAGATAACGAAATAACCATGCGCAACCCTGCGCACTTGGCAAATTCCCAATGTTTTTGAGGGTTTTTGGACATGCTCCGATTACTCCATTTCATCCACTTTTGAGAGCGCGCAGCCCTCAAAAACACGCTTGTTTCGGTAGCGTCCGAAGGTGCGAGTCGCACAGTTAAATCGAGCCTGCATGGAGGTCGAAAACCGGGTCTGAGATTGCTGTCCTCCCCAGTTGCGATAGGCCTCAAAAAGCTCCGATGAGGAGGCTACGAGTTCGGGTGAAACCTCACAGCAGTCGGCAATGAATCGCCCCAGTTCATCCGAGCTGCCTCGATATGATTTGGTCTCATCGATGACCGATTTAGGTTCGATAAATCCGTTGGCTCGCCAGTCTTTGAAGCCATCCAGAAGCCAATTCAGAATGCCTGGCCCTTCCTCGCCGACCAACAGTTTGTGATAGTCAGGGATGGGTTCGGTAACTTTCCGGAGATCAACACGGAATGGGATCAGCTTGATACGACGCCAAATCCCTTCATCGGTACCGTTGATTTGCGGCAGATGGTTTGTACTCAACCAGAACTTATGCGTTCGACGAAAGCTCCAGTAATCTTCACGCATTCGCCTCGCTGTGATCTGTTCGTCGCCGGTTAGCTCCTTAACCCGAGCCTCTCGCAGCTTGGATCCTTCGTCGGGCTCGCTAATGGCCACTAAACGCCGCTGGTAGAGCGACGCGATGACGGTGTCGTGTTCATTCGTTGTTCCCAGCAATAATTTGCTAGGCGCGAGCATAGCGTAGTCACCCAGCAATTCGACGATTGCATTCCACAGGGTTGATTTCCCATTGGCACCTGAGCCATAGCAGATCGGTAGAATATGTTCGCCAACATCGCCTGAGCATGAGTAACCCAGCAACGCCTGAATGTAGCGTTTGGCTTGATCGTCGCTGCCAAAGATCAAATCGATGAACGCTCGCCACTTGGGACATCGAGCTTTGGGATCGTAGGCAACGTTAGCAATCTGCGTGATGGAGTCCGCCTGTCGATGGTCGCGGAACTCCCACGTCGACAGATCGAGCGTGCCATTTTGTAGATTCAGAAAATAGGTGTTCTGATTCAGCAACTCGTGATCAATGGTTGTCCGGGCATCGCACCGAGCGAGCGATACCACATTCTCGATCGTAGTCTTGCGATTGGCCCAGCGACAGAAGTCAGCCCACTCTTTCTGTTGCTTCTCGGTCTGAATAGCGAGCAGTCGATCCCAATAGTTGCGGACTAACCTACGCGCCAAGCGAGTCGTTCGACTCTGATCGATGTCGACCTTCCATCGCTTTCCGTCCCACGCGAGCCACTTCTTCCATGATGGCACGTAACGCAATTTGGTTTGATTGCCGTCGATGAACTCAACAGCCATCGCATTTTCCGTTTGATCGCTTTTGAAATCCCAATCGATGGCGGCCTTGGGGAAGCCAAGGTTTGCCGGGGGCTGGCTGCCTGGCTTGGAAGCGGCACTTCGCTTTTTCTTCGGCTCGTACTGTTTGGTGACCTTGCTCAGAGCTTTGGCGATGGTCCGCTGTCCATAGCTTTCGCTGCCATGCTTTTGATCCCACTTGTCGCGCATCAATTGTGAGCGCCGAAAGATGCGATCAATCTGTGCAGCATCCTTCGTGAAATAAGCAAGCGTGAAGACAACAGATGAATCAGCCTCGCTGGCTGAATTGAAGTGCGAGTTCCAATCGCCGTTCCACAGAGCTTGAAACTTCATACCAGTCGAGCGGCGTTGGCACGCCAGCTCGATGATCTCATCGTCACTCAGCAATACCGACCCGCTATCACTTGGCTGCGGACCTCGGCCGGCATTTGAAACCGCGTTAGTGCCAGGTTCGTCATTCCCAAACACAAGGGAATAAACCGCATCGAGAGATTCTTGCCGAACGTTGACTTCACTGGCAAAACCAGGAGGTCGAATGCCAGTGACGGTGAAGAAGCGATCGCGATCGTAGATCTCGACCTCACCATCTTCATATGCCTTGCGGCAACGCGCACCGGGTTTGCTAGCTTTAACAAACACCTTCAGGCCTGAACCTGAAGGGCTGATTTCTGTGTAGCTATCAAGGCGATCGACAATTTGCTGAGCCCAGGGTTTTACCTGGCCAGTTGTCTCATCAACCGAATCGTCGAGATCCACACCACAATACGGGTCGTCCGCCGTGAACACGAAACCGACGCCCACCAATGCACTGTTGCGCCGACACGCCTCGATCGCTTCTGCGAAGGTTCCCCATGTGCTTGCATCTGTTGAGGACGCCAACGATCCGTTGTGCGGATTAATGGGGGCTTTGGTTTGCTTTCCGCCGCGCTCGACATACTTCCAAACAACCCACTGAGCACGGTCACGGATACAACCAGGGCAGTTGCGTTCGATGGCTTCAAGTGATGAGTGAGGTACAGAACTCAATGCACTAGCTCCCCACTTTCAAGATTCGATGACGCCCAACGATCGAGAAAGGTGCGTCGCTGGCTGACACTGTTCTTCTTCACTGCATTGCCAAGCCCCCAGCGATCGCCGACGACAATGCAATACTTCGAAGCGCGGGTGACCGCCGTATACAGCCAATTGCGATCGGCAAAGAAGTGGGACTTGTGACACAGAACGACTACGCAAGGGAACTCGCTGCCCTGCGCCTTGTGTGCCGTTAGCGCATAAGCGAGCTGGAGATTCAGAATCTGCTCGTCTTGGATTTGCCGGCGACCGTCCCCATCGAAATCAACGATGTATTTAGTTCCACCGGCCGTCTCGATCTCCGACACAATGCCAATCGTGCCATTCATGATTCCCAAGCCGTAGTCATTGGTGGTCTGAATGACCTTGTCGCCGACAGCAAACTTGCGATCGACCGCGCCATGTAGAAGAAATTGCATCATCTCGTTGATCGTCTTGGTACCAAGTGGCCCCAAATGCGTTGGCGTGATGATCTGAACGTCATTCACTGCATCAAGACCCAGCCGATCGGGAATGCGGTTCAATACGAGGTCACGTAGGTAGACCTGAATCTGCATCGGATCTTTAAGTGTATCGATGACACTCCACGCTGGATCACCGACAGCCGTTGGCATCATTCGCTGCGAGAGTATCGCCATGCTGTTGGTCTTCAGCACGCCGGCCTGGCGTACGACTTCATCCAGAATGAAGGTCGGTACGAGTTTGTGTTTGATGCAGTCGCGAAGGACGTTACCAGCACCGACAGGTGGAAGCTGATTGTGATCACCGACGAGTATCAACCGAGTCTTGTTAAGATCAATTCGCCGCAGTAGCTCCGCCATCAGTAACACATCTACCATTGAGAATTCATCAATGAAGATGACATCGAATCCATCATCTGTGGGTTTCCCTGGAGTCCCACCGCCGTCTGGTGGCGAGAGACTTTGCCTTTCGAACTCCCGGCCGTTGTAACCAAGTAGACGGTGGATCGTTTTGGCTTCGAGATCAAGTCCGAGAGTCCGCAACGATTCTTCGATCCGCTTGGCCGCTTTACCAGTTGGTGAGCAAAGCGCGATTCGAAGATTTGCCTCCTTAAATGTTTGCGCGACGCGCGCTAGCGTATGCGTCTTGCCTGTGCCCGCTCCACCGGAGATTACGACGATGGCATGACGCATCGCGGCCTCATAGGCCGCAAATTGTGCTCGCTTGAGCCCAGTGCCATGTTCGGGTTCGATACCGACCGGATCTACGCCATGTCCATATGCCTCAAAACACTGATAAATCAGCCGCTCCGCGTCAACATAACGAGAAAGCGCAACCGCATCGCCATCAACAACCAGTTCCCCTTGCTCAACGGCTTGCTGAAACGCAGCCTCGATTATCGAGCAGCTATCAAGCGAATCGAGCAACAGCAAATCGATCGCCTTACGAATAACTTCGTCGTGTGCGATCCATGTATGACCATCGGAGGCCTCTTCGCGAACCAAGTAGCACAAAGCAGCTTCAAGCCGACCAGGATGTTCTTTCGGAACCCCCATTGATCGGGCGATCTTATCGACCCGCTTGAAACCGTAACCCTTGATGTAACGGATGATCAGATAGGGATTTGCGCGGATTACGCCAACGACCGAGGAGCCGAACTCTTCGAGTAGCGTTTCCATCTGGTGGTGAGACAGCCCGAAGCTTGCCAAATACGATCGGACTTCATTTTCGGCACTATTAGCGATCCACGCTTCACGCAACGAATGAAGTGTCCGTTTGGGAATGCGCAACGCCCGATACAGTTCCTCAATGTCCCGGCGTATCAATCGATCCAAATGTTCTGCGCTGGTAACATACGAGACGATCTTTCTTGCTGTAGTCTCGCCGATACCAGTAAAAGCTGGGTGTTTGGCTAGATATTGCACCAAACCTTCGGGCGTTTCTGGCAGATCGTAACTCACGCTCTTGGCGTCGAATTGAGGTCCATACTTCGGATCGCTCTTCCACTGCCCTGTCAGCGTGACTAATTCGCCCTCACTAACGCAGAATGGCCCACGAAATCGCACGCGATCGCCATCATCGCGAACCAGTGCGCCCGCAGAGAACTTGGCGCTGGTGAAGTACACTTGAGCGACTGTGCCGCTGATACTATTACTCATGGAGTAAATTCCCGGCGCTGGAGGCTATACGAACAAAGGATCGCAGGTAGGAATCGGTGAATCGCAGAGCTGCGGGTCGCGATCCGCACCAGTAAACGGGGACTCGATACTGGATGCCAATGTAGGTGGATGCGCCGAGCAATGATTGCGGCGCGACCGCTCTGAGTGCCTCTTGGTGTAGTCCACATAGCACCGCAGTCAAATCGGCCTCAACAACGATACATGCAGCTTCCAGTGCCGAAAGTTTTGCAAGCTCGCGAGCGAAGCGATCAAAATCATGAATGACTGTGCCAACAAAATCGCGCAGGCTCTTGCGCTCGACGGCCACACGTTGTTCGAATCCGTCAACGGAGTAATCCCCGGCGTCAAGTTTGCGTTTCACTATCTCACATGCGAACGAGTAGGGCGCTTGTTCGCGCGAGTCTATAACGATTCGGAAATCCATGTTTTCCTGACCATCCAATCCATGGGATAAAACAGAAAGAGCCGAGGCAGGCTCGGGGAGTCTGGACAAAGAAACGCGACATGGACCCGGCAAAAGAACCATACCGCTGAGAGTTGCTTCTCAGTCACGCCATCCCGCCTCGGCCGCACCCGTGCACAGAGAGTAGCTAGGGCTGGCAGCCAACCAGCAACCTAGAACGGCAAATCCTCGTCGGCCAATCCACCACTCGGAGCGGCTGCGATGTTTAGCCGACGGTTGAAATACACGTTTGTGTACTCGCCTCGTGTACGCTTAGTAACTTCGAGCGTCTTGTCGAGCAATTCTTCAAGCCGCCCTGCCAGTTCGCTGAACTTGCCCAGTTCCAACCCAAGTGTCTTTAGATCGCCTTTAACGTAGGGCAGTGACGCCTGGGTGATGACTGAGTTTTTGAAGATGTGCCGGCCAGCTTGCGAACCGGAAATGATCTCCAGATCGAACTTAATCATCGGGTCACCCTTTTGACTCGATTCAAGTTTTGCGGTCTGGATCTTCACCTGGTACTTGCCGTCGGGCACCTCCTCATAGGTTGGTGCCTCTGCCGTCTCGAAATCATCATCAAAGGACGAGAGGTCCACTTGCGAATCGACGGGTTCGAATGATTCGTAATCACTCATGACTATTTAGCCTTTCCTGAATGGGTGCTTGCCGGCGTGGAACTTTTTGCTGCGCTGCCGGTGCCGGTTTCCGAACCGCGAGCGGGAGAATTGAATGCTTTCATGAACTGTTCGTAGTCGAGAGGGAGCAGTTCTGGCAGACGACCAGTGCGATCGCCAGCTTCGTAGGTTGGATGCGGCTTGGTGCGCACAACGCGTTCGATGGTGACGTTGCCAGCGGCATCCTTCTTGGCGATCGAGTCGCCGAAAAGAATGATGTCCACGAGCCCCAAGACAACATTGCGAGCGCGATCAGGCAGACTGGGAGTCGTCTTGGTGTATTCGCCCGTTCGTGTTTCGATGGTCTTGTCGATGGCGTGCGAGATCATGATCAAGCCGTAAGGCAAGCTGGCCAAACGCGTCAGCACGCGATGCCATTCGTTCTTAACCAGAGCCCAGCCTTTTCCGTGCCCCATGTCCCCTTCGTACTCGATCCCATGTTTGGCACAGACGTAGTCCGAGCACATCTTGAAAGCGTTGTCGATGGTGTCGATCACAATCGTTTTGAAGTTATGATCGCCCTTGGCGACAAGCTTGCACGCTTCGAGGAATGCCTCCCACGAGTAGGTCGGTACTTTGAAAACCTCTAAGTGATTGAGCCCAGGTTCACACTCGAAGAAAAGCGAACCAGGAGCCCTGCTTGCAAACGAGCTCTTCCCAAGCTTGGGGCTGCCATAGAGCAGGATCGTTTGTTTGCCGAGTTCAGTGACCGGTTTGGTTGCTTCGGTTGGTAATGCAATGGACATTGGTTGTCATTCCTCTCAGAAAACGGGTGCGTCAGAATCGATTGAATGGAGTTCCTCATGCGGTGGACGGATCTCATAGAGGTTGTCCACTACGTTCGGATTAAAGCCGGATTGGCAGTAAGGCAGGTACTCACACGGTCGCTGGTAGGAGAAGCAACTTGATGTGTTGAGCAGCCATTTGCCGCGACGTCGCGCGTCGAGGTACTGCTGGGTGATCTCCCAGACTTCGTCTTGCAGCATGGCGAGACGGTCTTCGGAGAGATAAATGAACTCGCGATGGAAGGCTTCAGGCTTCGTGTACCACGCTGCCAGTCGTCCCTGAAATTCTTCGGTGGTTTCAGGCAACTGTCGTTTGGCCGTTGACTTGCCGCTTTTGTTCTTGGCGGCAAGTTCTGCGTGACGCGTCTGGAACTCTTCATCCGTCTCACCTTTGCTTTGTTTGAGGCGGCTCTTGAGCAGGACGTTGTAAATCACGCCGACGATCGGATAGCCCAGTTCACGCAGGTAATAGCAGTACAGTGCGATCTGTGTGTCTGTCCACAGTTTGTCAAGGTAATTCGAATCGATCGAAGCAGCTGTCTTATGCTCTAGCAGATACATGCCGTCAGAGCGCTGAACGATCGCATCAGCCTTGCCGGCCATCACAAACGTTTGGCTGCAGCGGCCGGTTTCGGGATTGCGTATGTTGCCGATGAATGACTTCTCAATCTCAATGACGGTGAAGTCCTCGGTGGAGTAGCGCGAGGCGTAGCCAGTCATAATAGCGCGAGCTAGGTGCCAGTTCGCTTGTTGGTTCTCGTCGGCTGTTCGCTCTGCGAAACTGCGATCGATAAAGTCCAGTACGACCCACAGTCGATTCGCGTTATCAACTGAGCGATACCAGATCTCGATGGCGCTGTGGATGATGCTTCCAAAGGACAGCGACTCCACCTTCATCCGAGGGCGCAGGTTGTCGACGTATCGATGTTTATATTTTCGGGGACAATTGCGGAACGTGTTGAGTGCCGAAAAGGTCAGCACGTTCTTGTCGCCGGTGTTCTGGGTGAGTGTTGCTAGAGACATAGAACTTTCGAACTCAAATGGGTTGCGTTTGCTCTGTTTTCTTGATGCTTACGAGAAGTTCATCTCGTATGTATCTCGTTCTTCGATCAAAATGCCATTGAGGCGTTTTGCGCCTCGCTGTCGAGCCAACTGGGCTTCACTAACCTTCAGCGATGCATTGGCGTGCGAACACTTCTGGCAAATGCGATTAGCAGCGCCGTTGGATTGAAAAATTTCGCTGCACTTCAGGCACTTCCGATTTCCCGGTTCATGAGGTAAGAGTCTTCTTGACATCGACTGCGGATCTTTCATCGAGGAGATCGAAAATGGAGATGACAGGATGTAAATCAAACCGTGTCGACAGACTCGACTTCGAAGTTGCCTTCGGTATCACTTGTCACTAGGTAGTGCTGATGCATGATGTTGGCGACAAAGCGGCATTCACGAGGAAGTGTCTGTCGAATCGTCTGGCAGGATTCGTTGAAATCTTTGGATGCGGCCTCGAAGCGTTCGACAGCTCGAAGGTATCGCTGCAAGGCGAGGGAGATGGTGACGCATTGTTCGGCGTCCATGGGGGGTGCGCTCATAAGTTGGTTTTCTTCTGGTGCAGGAGTCTGGTATGAATTGAAAAGGTGCACTCGCTATCTGTTGGAATACCCGGTCCTGGGGTGGATTGACGGTTACGTCTCCAGATATCTTTCGAATCCGGCTTCCTCAAAGAGCTTGCGGATTTGCAGCATCCAGTCATTGAGCGTGGTGCGAGGAATACCGATGTCTCGAGAAATTTCGGTGATCGACTGGGTTTGACGGCGACGTAGAAGATCTTGGAACTTGTCTGGCAATTTCGACATGAACGCAGCTAGGTCCATACGTAGGTCATTTAGTTCTTGCTCACCCAGCCGGCGCTCACGTCCCAATCTGCGATCTTGATCCTGATCGTGAAGTGCTTGGGACATTTCGACCTGGCCACCGTCATCACCACGGACAGTTTTGCTCAGACTAACGCGACCAGTTGTTTTGCGTTTAACAACAGAACTATCGCGAATGACATTGGCTAAATGGCGTTGCACCACCGTGCAAACGTAGGGATAAAGATGGCCAACCGACGGGTCGTAAAGCCGCAGGCTCTTCGTTGCTCGGACAAAGACTTCCTGGACCAGATCGCTGCGATCCTGTTGAGTGAAGTCGGATTTGGCAATCAGCTTGCCAACTTGCCGGTTGATGACGCTGCGTACGAAATTGTCATCGGCGAGATTGATGGAATGGTTATCAGTCACGAACGGACCTCCTGATTGAGGCCCCACAGGCGACAGGTCCGAGTGTTAAAGCCTGTGAGGCTTGCCCGCAAATGAGCGAGCTGTTTCCTGATGTGAATCAGACCTGTCGTCGTCTACTGGCGAAAATTCCCAAAACGGCCTTGGAAAGAAGAAAATCCCCAATCGTCTCCTCAAGAAACGTAGGAAATTGCGGCCTAAATCAGGCTAGATATTTGGTAAAATTCCATGAGTGGGGTTTTGGGAAATTCCCATAACTCGTATGGGAAAAAACGGAGATTGCAAATGGGAATAGATTTAAAGGGTGTCGCAAAATCGCACTGGACTGCTCGCCCGCAACTGAACTCCGCTGTAACTGCGGTTCATAGTTCATCTGGGACGAATAACCGGCACTTTAAATGCGAACAAAACGGTTCAAGCTTCTTTATCAAGCTTAGTGATGGCTGGTCGCCATCTCATATAGGAGCCGTTTTGGATATGCATGAGCGTGAGGAGTTGTTCTCTATTCTTGCCAAAGCCCTAAAGTTGCCCGTGGTTGATGCATGGCACATATGCCCAGACACAATAGAACTCCCCCCCTCGGTTTGGTCAGGTAATATCATTCCTCACAATGCAACAGCATCAATTTGGCTAGAACGCGACTTGCCCTGTCCCGCCTGTGCGCGATCATCAAAAAGGTTTACGCATGAAGAGCAATTGAATTTGAGTAACCTATTCCTATATTGCCTCTGGATCGGCGATGAAGATCGAAAGAAAGACGATGTAATATGGACCGGTGGCCTACCATATTTGTTTGATCAATCCCTTTCTGGTCCGCCGTCAAAAACCAATTCGTCCAAAACGTTTTGTCGGGGAACGCATAATCAGAGATTCGACCTCGAACTTTTTAGTCAAGAACAAGTGGTCAAAATGAGCCCTTCTGGCTATCCATCTTTACTCGCTCACATCGTGAGAGATCACTCAACTGGATTGCCAATCTCACGGCTGTATGAGCAAATCCAGTCAATCAAGCCACTCGATATCGAATACGTCGTGAATGAACTGGATATGCACAGCCGAATTGCTGAGGAATTGTGCAAACGACAAGAATCGCTCAAAGCGGACTACGAAACTTGGCGGCATGCAGTTGCAGAGATCTTTGGAAGTCGATTCTTGACATAGGTGGTTAAGAACCTAGTTGATTGATCCAGTCGAAATTTCCACTATCAGTGACTACCTAATTAGAAGCCTCAGAAACCATGAGGCTGGATTTTGAATTCACACTGCCACCCTTGGTTATCGTCAGTTAGCTTGATCGGCTCGCCTTCAATATCAAAGAACTGTCGCAGCAACTTGTTTAATAACTCTCGCCTCTTTCGATTTTTCCTGCAAGCGCCAGGCGATAGCCAAGTCATAACTCCATGTTCCCTGGCAAACAATTGCAGCAGCTCCCACTGCTTGCTTGGTTTACCGCTTCGCGAATCAATCAGCCCCAGTTGAGCGTAGGTCAACACTTGGCGTTGGTCGCGAATGGTCACGCTGATCTTTTCGGTGTCGCTAAATCGCATTTCCACATCACTCCAGCGACTTCCCGTGGGAGTTGGGAATCGACCAGCCACGGTTTTCGCGGGTGGCATCAGTCGGTCACGAAACGCGACCAATTGCTGACGCGCCCATGGCGACAAGTACCATTCGCCATCGTCGTTGAGCAATAGGGCTTGATCGAGAGGAACTACAAGAGAGCCTCTCGAGTCCAACAACGCTTCGTTGCGACTACTTAGCATCCGTTTGGATGTGATAAACAAAACAAATGGTCGCTGAAACTCGGCCAGAAATGCATCGATGCACCAATCTAGCCGGCGTGGATCGCTGACTTTGGCGAGGAAAAACGAGAACCCAGATCCGTTGGGATTCCCGTAGTGTCCTAGTCTATATCGGTACATCGGGCCTCCGAGCCTTTCGAATGCCGCTTCAAAGCCGACCAACGAAGCGAGTTCGGTAGCCAGCTTGCTGAAGCTGAACTCGTAGCAAACGAGGTCGCGACGATCAACAGACGCATACACTTCAGTCTTTTCGTTGTAGCCTTCGAATACACCTTCGTCGACCTCAACGATTTCCAGCCACTCGTGCGGACGATTTTGGACAGGCAAGGCTGCAGCGAGGCCTTTAATCGGAACGAGGAGATCACAGTGTAAATCAAAAGCGTCGCCAAGAATCAGCCGCCAGCTAAAGTGTGATGTCGCCACATCATTAAGCTGTTCAAGCGCCTGCCAAAGCTGGTTCATGGCGTATTCTCCTTGGTGACTGATTCGAGATGATGAATCCACGCTGTGTTAGCCATGCTTCGATTATCGACGCCACCCGTCCACGGCTGTAAATTGCAACATTGGGTGGACGGATAGTGATCGCTAATTCGCTCTTTCTTCCCTCAAGCTCCATCTTGAAAGTCGCGGAGATTAAACGCCGCTCCCTACGAATATTCTTCTTTTTCGCGTGCGCCCAATCAAGCAAATCGTCCCCCTTGCGAATCGTAGTCACGCCGTAACGATCATCTGGTTCCCCCAGCCACAGTTCGATCATTCGAACATCGCTGATGCCTTCGATGCCACCAGGTGCTAGTGCGCCAATTTCCAACTCCCGTAGCGGATCAAGAGTGTATTTAATGCCAGTAGGAAACAGGTTCTCGTTACCAAATATGTGCTTGCCCAGGAGTCGGCAATACAACGCTTTTTCCTTGCTGGACTTAGCATTGATCCGCAACTCTCCAAACTCGCGGTTGTAGATCGCCGATGCGCTTTGCACAGGCCAGAATGAATGAAATCCGAATCGTCCGTTCTCCACGATTCTCTGGCGTCGAAAGAGGCTACCATGCATTATTGAGAATTCGACTTCATCGGCATTCTCAAAGACTTCAACCCTTGTACCTTGGGCGCGGAGTCGTTCCACATGCCAGGAGTCAATGTCGCTTTCCAGTTGCTGAATTGAATCCTTAGCAGGAGACACAAACTTCGGGGCTGTTGTCTGACTCGCTTGGAAATAATCGTACGAGCGAACCCGCTTGATTCGAGAAAGGGCATGTGTTTGGACAAGTTTCTCTGGATTGGATAACCATGCAGCAGTGACGATGTCGGCTGAAGAATGCTTCCCACAGGGAGTGATTCCGAGGGTTTGAGCTGGAACTCTGTCGAGCAGCAAGTCAACAGAAACAGTGTTGGCTAGTTCATCAATCAAAGAGATCGCGTCTAGCAAGTCTGGTGGCGTTTCCCGATCGGCTTTCGCAATTTCGCGTATGACCGCTTGGCAATCGATCGAGCCAGGGGCTTCGATCTGGACAGACCGATTAGCAAAGAAATCGGCATAGGGGTGGAGCAATGCGAACAGTCGTACTGGATCGATCGATTCCAAAATACCGGGGCGCGACAGGCGCGAAATTCGAACAGCGGTCATGTTGCAAACCTTGAAAATTAATTAGCCATACGAATCCTTCATTGATCAAAACGTCAAGCGATCCAAACGACTGACGCGACAAAATGCGATCGGCAGTGGATGGCCTTCCGCTTCCACCGTGCAAATTCCTAGCATGGGCATCCCATCGACCAGTCCATGACCGTTTTCTTGAGCGATTCCATCCGGGCTAATCAACTGCCAATCACGAATGCTAGCATCCCATTGGCTGTGACACGTTAGGTCACAACGAAAAAGAAAATTTGAAATGCGCCGAACGTTGATCAGAGTTGCGGCCACTTGCGAAATTAGAGTTCATCGAGAGTTCCGTAATGCAACGGATTTATCGTCGACAGTTCCTGATGGTGATCTTCGCAATAGCTCTCGAATTGGGTTAACGCTCTAACTTGATTTTTCCGTGATTCGATGGCGCAGCCACGCGCCCGCACATACCAAGCCGCCTGGGCAAGCGACATCGGGAACACTATATCCCGCATGCTCTTGGCAGCGGTTTCAAACGCCCGATCTGCATGCTTTGGCGGCGTCAACTTGAGTTCGGCTTACTTCTCGAAAGTCAGTCCAAACAACATTCGTTCATCTCCTTGGTTGGGCTAGATTTTCTCGCGAAGAGCCAAATTGCTTATCCCGATGCTTATTTCCTGTCATTGGCATGAAATCGTGATCAATTCTTCCCAAATGACGGAAATGAAGATTCAAGGCATCTCTTGTGAATTTGGCTCCGCATGAGAGAATTATGCGATAGTCACGCGCAAGACACTCTCCGGAGCGAATTTCCCGATGGATGATGAAGAGCTAGACATCGTTATTAATGCCATTAAAACGCTTGATCCAACAGGAGAGCGAATTGCCATGGTCATTCGACAGACGCTTGACCAGCTTTATGATGGGCAACATACGGGACGTTATCGTTGGGACCAGTTGCATAAGACCGAAAAGACTCACTGCGGAACGCTCATCGAAATCAATCTACATCGAGAATTTCGATTCGAGGATGGCGATAAGATGGATTATAGAATCGGCGGTGTTGATGTGGACTGCAAGTACTCGCAGACTATGGGTGCTTGGATGATTCCCAACGAAGCCATGGGACACTTGTGTCTGGTACTATGGGCAGACGATCAGCAGTCAATCTGGAGTGTTGGTGTAGTCCGCATATCAGATGACATCCTCACTCGTGGCGGCAATCGCGATAGTAAAAGAACGATCACAGCTGCGGGTCGCGAGAGCATTCAATGGATCTTCAGGGATGCACAGTTGCCGCCGAATATCTTGCTTCAATTGCCCAGGGACATTGTCGAAAATGTTATGGCACTTCCAAGTGGCCAAAAGCGAATCGATCAGATTTTTCGTATCGCCCAATGCCAGCGAATCGGAAGAGGTGTGATCGCAACTTTAGGCCAGCAAGAAGACTACATGAAGCGAGTACGAGGAAATGGAGGTTCAAGATCAAGGTTGAAGCCTGAAGGCATTATCATCTTGGGACATTACGAAGAACATAAAAGCATTGCGAGGGGACTCGGAGTACCAATTCCCGCACGTGGAGAATCAGTGAGTGTAAGAGTTGCTCCGGTACGAAAGCCAGGGAAGGGTATTGTAAGATTAGAGGATGGCTTGTGGAGAGTAGCAAAGGAGAGCGACTCAATAGTTCCTGCACCCGATTGCCCACACACTACGTGAGCTCGAGTTTCTTCTGAACATTCTTCAGGCGTTGCTTTGCAAGCTCGTTGTAATTGGGATTCAGCTCAACGAGAAATGCTTGACGTCCTTCTTCTTCAGCAACAGCGCCTGTAGTCCCGGAACCGCCGAACGGGTCCAGGACGATGTCGTTGGATCGGGTTCCCAATAGTAAGCATCGCCTTGCTAGTTCGCGGGGAAATGCCGCCGGATGGCCTTTCCCTGAATTGTCTGGTCCGAGTATCCAGTAGTTTCTCAAATTCGCGCCGCTCTCTTCTCGGACGGCTTGGTGGTCGTAGTAGTACGAAGGCCGCTTAGCAAACAGGAACAGCTCTTCCGTGGCAGTGGTTGGTCGATTACGAACACTTTCCGGCATGGCTGTCTTCTTAATCCACACAATGCGAGATCGCAGTATCCATCCGTCTGCTTGCAATGCAAAAGCAACTCGCCATGGCATACCCATCAGATCTCGGTCTTTAAGGCCCCACACATCGGGGACCTTGCAATTACGTTTTTGGATTAGCTTCTTGGTGTTACCAACCTTGGCGTTGGGGCCACAATTGCCATCGCCACCATTCCTAGCGTACCCATCGCCAACGTTGAGCCAGAGCGTCCCGTCATCCCTTAGAACGCGGCGTACTTGACGGAATGTTTCAACAAGATTCTCGACGTAGAGATCTGGCGACGGTTCGGAACCTATCTGATCAGCATGATCGTAATCCCTTAGCCCCCAGTACGGCGGGGACGTAATGCAGCTCTGTACGACGCCCGAATCGATAGCGTCGAGAACTTTTCGACTGTCCCCTGTCAATATCGTTACCGAACCAATTGTTTGCTTCTTCGCCATTCCCAGCTCCTCTTGACGATTCCGTTTCCGTTGATCCGCGATTTTACCAGTTTCGGTGGGAATGAGCCACCGCCAACGCACCCAGGCAAATTCAATCGATTTCACACGGCTATCCGTCCTGCTTTTCGCATCAGCACACCGTGCTGTTTGCCACAGATGATCGAATCCGAAAAGCACAGTCCATCTTCTCTAATGACTAAACTCGCAGGTTTCGACAGTGTTTTCGCTGGGCTTCCCAATTAAAATCGGTGGTGACGGTTTGAAGCCATTTCAATCCGATCAAATTATCGGGGTTTGCTGTTGCTTCCATAAATAGGAGTTGCTCCTGTATCTCCGGCGCGAGTAGCCGCAAATTCATGATCTGAGTCACTCTCGCCCGGGTCACATGCCCGAGGCGGGCGAGGTCGGCGTAGTCGGTGACGACGCCTTGCCTGATGAGATCCTCGAAGTGGATCGCAAGTGCCATGTAGCGCGAGATGCGAGGGATTCGTTCAAGTGCTGGCTTGGACTCGTCCGATTGGGCTGCCCCTTCGACGATGCGCTTCTTGGCTCCACGGCCGCGTTGCTTGATCGAGAACTGAAAGTCGACGCTTACTGGCTTGCTCATGATGCTGCCTCCACGAGTTCAGGACGGTTCTCCATGGCGATCGTCTTGATGCCATCGGGATGAAAGGTGATGGTCACGCGACCGGTCGCTCCGTCGTAATCGATCTGCTTGACGATCAACTGGACGATCCGCGACTGCTCGCGGACTGTGAGCGATTCCCAGATCGGTTCGAAGCTAGTCAATGCGTTGATCACATCCTCGCGGGTTAGCGTCTGGGCCTGCAGCGCCGCCAACTTCGCGCTGACGATCGCATGCCGATGTTCGGCCCGACGAAGGCTTTCGTGCCAGTCAGCTAATTGCTCCAGGGAGGTCGCATCCGGCGAGCCTGGCGTAATCTTGGGAGCGGCAACGCGGATGGCTTCGTTCCAGTATTCGAGCTCTTTCACAAGCTCGTCCCGCTCGGCCAAAAGTGCCCTAAGTTCGCGATCGGACTGGATCCTGGCTTGTTCCACTACCTCTTCGACGAACGCCGAGTCTTGGCCAACGTGACGTATCTTGTCGACGACGAACTTCTCGATCTCGGCGGCCGGTACCGATTTGGACTTACAGTTCTTCCAGCCGCGTTTCTGAGCTTTCATGCAAACGTAGTAGCGGTATCGCTTCGCTCCATTCTTCGTCGTGTGAGTAGGCGTCATGGAGCAGTCGCAGCAAGCACAACGGAGGATTCCTTTGAGCATCGCTCCGAATTTATTCTTCGCATCGACGCCACCTGTTCGACCGTTGCGTCTTAGAAGCGATTGAACCTTCTGCCAGACTTCCGTTGAGATGATCGCGTCGTGCTCCCCTTCGTTCACTTCGTCTTTGTAGCCAAGCTTACCGATGTAGGTCACATTGGTGAGGAGTCTGAACAGCGTTGCTTTGGTAAACGGCGAGCCGCCCCGAAGCGTTCCCTTTTTCGTTTTCCATGACTTGTTGTTCCAGCCGCGGTTATCGAGCTCAGCGATGGTCGACATGATCGATTCGCGTTCTAGGTACAAATCGTAAATCGCCCGTACCCTGTTGGCCTCGACCTCGTTGATTCTAAGCTTGCCGCCTTGGCCATCGATGTCGTATCCGAGCAGCGGCATACCACCAGACCACTTTCCCTTACGTCGCGCTGCGGCAATCTTGTCACGAGTTCGCTCGGAGATCAGCTCGCGTTCGAACTGAGCGAACGACAACAACACGTTCAACATCAACCGTCCCATCGAGTTGGTAGTGTTGAACTGTTGCGTGACGCTAACGAATGCAACCTGGTTGCGTTCGAAAACTTCGAGCATCCGAGCGAAGTCCATCAACGAACGGCTCAATCGGTCGACCTTGTAGACGACAACGCAGTTCACCTTGCCGGCTTCGATGTCCGCCAGCAATTGCCTGAGTGCCGGTCTATCCATATTGCCACCGGTGAACCCACCGTCATCGTACCGATCGGGAAGACAGTGCCAACCTTCTTGCGTTTGGCTTTTGATGTACGCTTCGGCGCAGTCGCGTTGAGCGTCAAGCGAATTGAACTCCTTGTCGAGCCCCTCGTCTGTGGACTTGCGGGTGTAGATAGCACAGTTCAATTGGCGATTGCTGTTGACCTTGGTCATTTGTCACCGCCTTTTTTGTTGAGTTTGAAGAAGTGATATCCGTTGCAGTGCTGGCCGGTGATCTTCTTGGCCACAGCGCTGAGCGTCTTATAGATCGCCCCCTCGTATTCGAACCCGTTCTCCAAAACAAGCACCAGAATCTTTTCGCCTTTGTAGACCCGTTCGAGGACTGATTTCGGCGGCGGGAGTCGATTGTCTTCTTCTGGCTGGACGAAACCGGTCACGGTGTCGCCCGCTGGCTTCGGTACAGGCTTAATCGCCTTGGGGGCGGTCGTACGGATGTCAGTACCATGAGCGAGCTCAGCGGCGCGACGCCTGGCCCGCTGTGAAATGTCCCCTTCGATGTTGGCCTGCATCTTCCAAGCGATGCGTTTGACGAGCCACTGTTTGTTGCGAGCGTTGGTTGGCTCGCGCCAAGTCTCTTCGAACTTTTCTCGCAGCTGCCCCACCGTCATGCGTCGAAGCAGCGAGACCTCTTTGTCGATGTCTAGTTGCATAGATTTCTCCTTAAGAATCGGACTCACTGGTCGTTAACCACGTTGGCCACAGAGAGCACGCTTTCCGAGGGAACCTCAAGGCTAGATGCTGGCAATTCCTGCGGATCGTCGAGGATTTCTGAATCCTGAATCGCGATTCGCGATTTCATCCGCAAGATGCCGGCCGCAAGAATTGCAGCGATTTCCGACCGCCGAGCCGGCCCGGACAGGGAAGATGGGGGAAAACTTGAGTTCAAATCGCACCTCAATCCTCAACGCCGCTACAATTGACGGCTTGAAAACAGACATTCGCAGCGACAACAGCCGCGTCTATCTGTAGGAATACCCGGTGCGAGTTCGAAATGACGGATTAGGGTGCGAACGAAACGTATGTAGTCCGATGAAAACGGCTCTTGGCAATTCGAACCAACCAGTGCAGAGAGTATTGTGAGAAATAATGGCGGTCAAATTTGTTAACCTTGATGCGTTACTTCCGAGGGAAGACTTCGAAGTGAGAGCTCGTTTTGAGGTTTTTCTCGTTGAAAACAAACATTTCGTTAACGTAATCGTAAGCGAGAAAGGAAGTGGCTTTCGCGCTGTCCAGTTCGTGACCAAGATGTACAGGACCATATTCGCGGAACTCCTTCAAGGTCATAACTCAGTGCAGATAGTCAGAGCCCTTCTCGAGCAAGGGCAAAAATTTTTTAAGCCGATAACAGGCGAATGCGGTGGAACAGGCGTTTTCTCGTCCGCAGCCAAAAGCGCAGCGATTTTGTCGAACGCGCTCAAAAACGCTCTGCGATGCGGAGAATGCGAGGCACGCGTGCATAATAAAAGAGCGGTAACAACTGACTATAATGTTCGCAAAGAAGATGGTGGCTCCACGCACAACAACAATGCGATTCTCATGCATCCGTATTGCAACTCTGGTGGTAAGGAGAAGCGTGTACCGAATCAGATGGGATCGGACTAACTTGCGATTATTGCATGCGGGACCACACAATTACTCTCCGTGCA